CTAATCTCTGTACATAAGCGTGACCGCCATGCCGTTTATCACGCCCACTACAACTCCGCACACAATGAAAAACACCTTGATAGGCAGGTCAAGCAGAAGCGAGATAAGCCCGAACACGATAACGAACGCCATTGCTCCGCCTATCTGCACAAGAAACTTTCTTTTCACAAGCACAGGAAAACGCTCAGCAAGCTTTGCGGTCTTGTTACCCTTGCGGTCAATTATCCTGTAAATAAGCTGAGTCAGTGCCATTGGTATTCCGATAAATAAAATTGCTGTTATAAGTTTGTCCATTTTAAATTCCTCCATTTTTCACTTAAATTATAGCTTTTTTGTATCAAAAAAGGCTGCCCAAGACGCAGTTCGTCCGTGGGCAGCCTCATTGCTGCATATAAAATTTCTTTTATCAACAATTAAAGAACTCTTACGCCAACAACGCCCTCGATAGACTTGAAAGCGTCAGCGTCAACGTCGCCTGTAACATCGAGCATTGTGTAAGCCCAGTCTTTCTTAGACTTGTTTACAAGGTTCTCGATATTTGCGCCCTTGTCAGATACAACAGATGTGATCTGTGCAATAAGTGCAGGAACGTTCTTGTGAAGCACGCAAACAAGGTGGTCGCCTGTTTTAGCAAGCTCTGCATTAGGGAAGTTTACAGAATTTTTGATAGTTCCCTTCTCGATATAGTCGATAAGCTCGTGAGCCGCCATTGTTGCACAGTTGTCCTCAGACTCAGGTGTGGAAGCGCCAAGGTGTGGAAGAACGATAACGTTCTCCTCGCCAAGAACAACATCATCTGCAAAGTCTGTTACATACTTTGCAACCTTGCCGTCCTTGATAGCCTTTACAACAGCCGCACTGTTGATAAGCTCGCCTCTTGCAAGGTTGATAAGACGAACACCGTCCTTCATCATTGCTATCTGAGCTTCGTCGATAGTGTTCTTTGTGTCAGGTGTATAAGGAACGTGGATAGTGATATAGTCACTGTTCTTGTAGATATCGTTGATATCAGCAGTTACCTTTACAGCAGGATCAAGCTGGATAGCTGCGTTTACTGAAAGGAACGGGTCATAGCCGATAACGTCCATGCCAAGCGCAACAGCTGCGTTTGCGATCTTTCCGCCGATAGCACCAAGACCGATTACGCCAAGAGTCTTGCCCAGTATCTCAGGACCTGCAAACTTAGACTTGCCGCCCTCAACAGTCTTTGGAGCGTCAGGAGTGCCCTTGAGTGATGCAGCCCATGCAGCAGCCTCTGTTATCTTTCTTGAAGCAAGAAGAAGTGCACAAATAGCAAGCTCCTTAACAGCATTTGAGTTTGCGCCAGGTGTGTTGAATACAACGATTCCCTGCTCTGCGCACTTCTCAACTGGAATATTGTTTACGCCAGCACCTGCTCTTGCAATAGCAAGCAGGCTCTCAGGCATTTCCATATCGTGCATCTTTGCTGAACGTACCATTATAGCAGTAGGATTTTCAGCATTGTCGCTTACTGTGTACTTAGCCTTGTCAAAAATATCAGTACCGCAGGTAGCGATCTTATTTAATGTCTTTATCTCATACATTGTAAATTACCCTCTCTTATAATAAGGTTACGCTTATGCGTTCTCAGCCTCGAACTTCTTCATGAACTCAACAAGCTTTTCAACGCCCTCGATAGGCATTGCGTTGTAGATAGAAGCTCTCATACCGCCAACAGTTCTGTGACCCTTGAGGTTTACAAAGCCTGCTGCTGTAGCCTCAGCAACGAACTTCTTGTCAAGCTCAGCGTCGCCTGTTACGAATGGAACGTTCATAAGAGATCTGTCCTCAGGAACAACAGTGCCCTTGAAGAGCTTGCTCTGGTCAAGATAATCATAGAGTATCTTAGCCTTCTTCTCGTTGTGAGCCTTCATAGCCTCAAGACCGCCCATTTTCTTTATCCACTTGAATACCTTGCCGCAGATGTAGATGCCATAGCAAGGAGGTGTATTGTAAAGGGAGTCAGCGTCAGCCTGAGTTTTCCACTTGAGCATTGTAGGTGTTCCCTCGAGAACATCGTCAGTGATAAGATCTTCTCTGATGATAGCAATAACAACGCCGGCAGGACCAACGTTCTTCTGAACGCCGCCGTAAATAACGCCGTACTTTGTTACGTCAACAGGCTCAGACAAGAAGCAGGAAGAAACGTCTGCAACAAGTGTGTGACCCTTTGTGTTAGGCAGAGTCTTGTACTTTGTACCATAGATAGTATTGTTTTCGCAGATATAAACATAGTCAGCGTCCTCTGGGATATCCAGATCTGAACAATCAGGGATATAAGAGAAAGTCTTGTCAGCAGAAGAAGCCACAGCAACAGCCTCGCCGTATTTCTGAGCCTCCTGATAAGCCTTCTTAGCCCACTGACCTGTGATTATGTAAGCCGCTTTCTTGTTCTTCATAAGGTTCATAGGAACGGCTGCGAACTGCTGAGAAGCACCACCCTGCAGGAACAGTACCTTATAGTTATCAGGGATACCCATAAGATCTCTGATGTCCTTTTCAGCTTCCTTGATGATGTCATCGAACGCCTTGGAACGGTGGCTCATCTCCATTACGCTCATACCTGTGCCCTTATAATCGAGCATTTCATCGGCAGCTTCCTTAAGCACTTCCTCAGGGAGTACAGCAGGACCTGCGCTGAAGTTATATACTCTACCCATTGTTAAACCCTCCATATAAATTAGTTTCTTAGTTTCATTATTTATAAAGACTATAAATATATAAATTAATAATATTATTATATGCCTTTTATAAAAAAAAGTCAAGGGCTGTCATATAAAAATACTCACTCGTCATAAGTTTTTGTACATATCAGCACATAAAGCAGCCCTGAAAACGTGCATTTTTACACCTTACCTATGCCGTTATATATAATAAGCACTGAAAAGCATGAAAAATCAGAATAATACTAAAGCGTTAAAAAGAGGTTAAAATTTTTGGTATTCCTTGAAATCTCCATATTTGTGTAGTATAATGTAATCAATAAAATGCGACAGTTGTAAAAAAATCGGGGAACAATTGTCACTCTCAGGGAAAGAGGATATATATGCAAAAGATATTTTATGTTTCAAGAAATGAGGACAAAGCCCATGATGGAAAAGCCCCGGATATGGACAGATTTCAGCGAGTTGAAAAGCTCAACAGTCTGATCGCGGCAGGCTGGGCTATAAAGGAAATGAAAAGTGAAAACAACAGCACATTCTTTGTGCTTGAGAAAGCAGACTAGACTTAAAATGGCGGTATAAGACCGTACCCTGCCAATAACGCAGACACGACGTCCCGCCAACAAGTTCGCCAGGTCTTTCAACAAACTTATAGGACGGTAGCCCCACCGTCCTGTTTTTATGTGCAGATAAATTTTGCGAAAACGTTTTATGGGTATTGCATTTCAGAGAGAAATATTGTATAATTAATGTAATCGTTTTAATGAGCACAAATGATACTATACATATTATAAAGGAGTAAAAAAATATGGCTTATGTAATCGGCGTAGACTGCGGCACAAGCGGCACTAAGACGGTGCTTTTTGACGAAAAGGGCACTGTTATCTCTTCTGTAACTATTGAATATCCTATGTATCAGCCTAAAAACGGCTATGCAGAGCAAGACCCTGCTGACTGGGCAAACGCAATGATAAACACTATCAAGGCTGTTATGACCAAAAGCGGCGTAAATAAAGATGACGTTGCAGGTGTTGGTATCTCTGGACAGATGCACGGACTTGTTATGCTGGATAAGGACGACAACGTGCTTAGAAAGTCCATAATATGGTGCGATCAGAGAACTGCCACAGAAGTTGAAGAAATGAACGAAAAGCTAGGCAGAGAAAAGCTCATCAAGATAACAGCAAACCCTGCCCTCACAGGCTGGACGGCTGCGAAAATCCTTTGGGTAAAGAACAACGAGCCTGATATATATGAAAAATGCAGACACATTCTTCTTCCAAAGGACTATCTGAGATTTATCCTCACTGGCGAATATGCAACAGAGGTTTCCGACGCCAGCGGTATGCAGCTTCTTGACGTGCCAAACCGCTGCTGGTCAAAGGAAGTCTGCGATACGCTTGGCATTGATATGTCAATGCTGGGCAAGGTGTACGAGTCATGCGAGGTAACAGGCAAGGTCACAAAGAAAATGGCTGAGCTTACAGGACTTAAAGAGGGTACTATAGTAGTAGGCGGAGCAGGCGACAATGCCGCTGCGGCTATCGGAACAGGTGTTGCAGAGGACGGCAAGGCGTTCACAACTATCGGAACATCAGGTGTTGTATTCGCACACACTTCTTCTATCTCTATCGACCCAAAGGGCAGAGTTCACACCTGCTGTGCAGCAGTGCCGAACGCATGGCACGTTATGGGTGTTACACAAGGCGCAGGACTTTCGCTGAAATGGTTCAGGGATAATTTCTGCAATGCAGAGAAAGAAACAGCAAAGTGCATGGGCGTTGACGAATATTATCTCATGGATAAAGAAGCAGAGAAAGTGCCTGTTGGTGCAAACAGACTTCTCTATCTGCCATATCTCATGGGCGAAAGAACACCGCATCTTGACCCTGACGCAAGAGGAGTATTCTTCGGACTTTCCGCAATGCACACAAAGCGTGATATGCTGAGAGCAGTAATGGAGGGCGTATCATACTCCCTGAGAGATTGCGTTGAGGTATTCAGAGAAATGAATATCAACGTATCCGACATGATGGCATGCGGAGGCGGCGGAAGCTCACCGCTGTGGAGATCAATGCTCGCAGATCTTTACAACTGCCCTGTAAAAACAGCTTCATCGAAAGAAGGTCCAGCCCTTGGCGTAGCACTTCTTGCAGCAACAGGCGCAGGCATTTACTCATCAGTACCGGAAGCTTGTAAGGCAGTAGTAAAGACCGACAAGGTACAGCAGCCTGAAGCAGAGCGAGTACCTGAGTATGAGAAATACTACAAGCTTTACACAGAGATCTATCCTGCACTGAAAGCAGAATTTGCAAAGCTTGCGAAGATGTAATATAAAACCAAAAGCTCCGATTTGCCGTCGGAGCTTTTTTTGTGTTAGAATATTTCGATAACTAAAAAATGGCTCTCCACAATAGCGGAAAGCCGTTTTTACATATTGGTCGGAGTGACCTGATTTGAACAGGCGACCTCTACCACCCCAAACACAGATAGAAAATATTAGGAGAAAAACCGCCGTATCTTGATTAAATATTGACGGTTTTATTGTGCATGGAAATATTACAAAATATTAAGTTAGTTAGTGCGGTATTTTAACAAATTATACATTGACAAGAAATATTACAAGTATTTACGCCGTTTTCATAATGTTATATAATATAACTGTAGTCAAGAGAACTACAACAAATAATTAATTAATTTTGGAGGTATGACAAGATGTATATTGTCAAAGGTTTTAAGAAAAACAGCGGAGTTATTAAGGAAACAGGCAGAAAGTGGGAAAACTACACACTTTTTTGCCTTAAGGAAAGCAAGGACGAGAGCGTGACTGGATATGAAACACATATCGCTAAAGTGTCAACAAAGGTCTTGCAGGAAACTTTTCCAAACTCTTCGGCTATCATTGATAGCCATGTAAACATAAACTACGGCGTTCGTACTTTCGGTGGTGCTGAAAAGCTTGTTGTCGAAAGTATAGACATAATCAAGTAAGAAAGGAGATTAAAGAGTATGCCTATTACAGTTCTCACAGGTGAAACAACTGCTATTACTTCGGGTGTATCTACAATTACCGACCTTGTGTCACAGGTCTGGACTATTATGACAAGCAATCCGCTTGTTATGGTGTTCGTTGGTGCTTCGCTCCTCGGTGTGGCTGTCGGTGTTATTCGTAAGCTTACAAAGGGTAAGGCATAAACACTCGCTTGTGCGGGGCGGTCAATCCGCTCCGCATTTTTTATTTTGAAAGGAGAAAACTAAATGAAAAATAAAATTCGGCGGTTAGTGTCAATCCTTTCCGCTATGGTGCTTATGGTCTGCTGTGCCGTTCCTGCGTTTGCTGATGATACAGTAACTAAAAATGACTTGTCAAGTGTTAAGTGGTCTATTGTTAGTAAATCTTCTGACATTCCGCATTTTACTGATGTTTATAATTATTTTCAGTCAACCATTTCTAAAACCGATAATTATATAGCTGTTTATGGTAAAAAATCTGACGGCACATCAGAAACTAATATACTCTATTTCGACCCAACTGCTATTGCATATTATAGCTTTACAAATAATCGATTTTTGTTTGGCTCAAACTATGAGTATGATTCTCAGCGTTTACTATTTCAATTTGATTCATCCGATAATAATACTCAAAGTGTTGGTTATGGTGGTTGGGAAGTTACTAAACCAAATGGCTTTATAAAATCTCAATGCCGTGCATTAATTAATCTTAATGACTATGTTCAATCAACAGTTAAAGTATATTTCCATACAAAAGTATATGATTTTGATAACATAGAAAACGAATTAGACCCCAACGCCCCACCAACTCCCTTTACTGTCGATTACTCCCCCACTCTCTCCGAGGGTATGAGCCGTAAGGGAACACTTGTCGCTCCAGGTGCAAGCAATGACGGACAGGAAATTGAAAGCAATGGTCTTAACGTCCGTGTCACACTAACGGACGAATTTTTAAAACTCCGTGACAGCTATGATGAACTTAAAGATTATACATATGAATTTGTATGTTATATTACTACTTCCCCCCCTGAAAAGTCGTCTTATGAAGAAAGCGTTAAAAACGCTGTTTATACCTCGTTGGACTATGGCAAATATATGTATACTACAAGTGGCGTTGTTGATGATGTTACGGACGATAACAAAGAGCCTACGGAATGGATAAAGGCAGAGGGCATAAATGCTGGCTATATAATTGGCAAGGGTGGCTCTGTCAAGAATGTTACTATCAATCTTGAAAATCTTGATAGTTCACAGTTCACAGCCGATACAAAGCTTTATATCGTGGTATATGGTCGCTTAACCTCTCTTTCAGTTCCTACCCCTGATTACTTCGACCTTGACAATCAAGGTTATTTGTGCAATCAAGGTTCTTTAAATACAAAGCAGATTGTAACAGTAAATGCTGACCCCGAAACAGGCGAGGGAACAGACGTTGTAATGCCTGACTACTATTGTGTAACGTCAACGGCATTTAATTATAAAGATTATCCTGAATATAAGCCGAAAATCTTCAAGAATGGTGCTGAAATGGATACAAACAAGCCGTTTACTGATTACCTTGATAAGAAGTTGACTCCTGATTATATGTATGATTATGATATGGATAAAAACGGAGAAAGCGGTCTTGCTCCTGACGATTTCGAAAAGTATGAGGAACAAAAAAATCTTGATAAAAATTTCGGTTCTGTTGATTTCGGACTTGACAGCATTAAATCAGTGTTTGACGGCTCGTCCGACTTTTTCAAATTTTTAACCGCAAGTATAGCTATCTTGCCAACAACGTTTTTAACTATTCTGATTTCATTTTTCGTTATCATGTTAGCAATTTGCGTTGTTAAATGGGTATTGAAATAGGGGGTGCAACATGAATTGGTTTTCGCTTATGAACTCACTTTTCACTTCAATTCAACATTTGATGTGTTTGCGTATTCGTTTCGGTGAATTTAGTTTCACAGTAGGTGCAATGATTATTGGATTGTTTGTTATATCCTGCTCTGTTGCCCTGTTGCAGTATCTTTTCCACAATACATAAGGAGTTGTTAAAATGGTTGCAATATTAAAATTATTCGTCCTGTCACTGATAGTAATTCTTGCTATCAGTGCAGTTCTCGGCGTGGTGGCGTTCTTTATGGACTTGCACGCCTTTAAGTCTGATAAAGATTTGTCGCTCCCTCGTAAACGGCTTATTGAAGCATTATTTGAGGAACAAGAGTTAAAAAAGCAATCGACTGAACAGCCACAGAACACGCCACAGATTGACAAGCAAGAGCCTGAGAAAGTGAGGTGGTAAATGTGTTATATGATGTTCAAAATGCCTGTTATCAGTTGCTAAAGCTTCTTGGCTGTGATCTCGCCGCTATTGACGTTATTAAAACTTGGAAACAATTCGGTGTGCTGTGCATTGAATTTGTGTTCGCCTGCCTTATGCTTTTCCTGCTTTGGAAAATGCTTTACAATGCTATGATCCGTTTTTTTAACCCTCGGAGGTGGTAATAATGGTTTTATTCGATTACTTTGTACGCCTGCCGTCTTTGGCGGCGTATGTAGCTTATGACAAGGCTACAGCTTTATATTTTAATTGGTCGCAAATATTCAACGGTTGGGGTATACACTTATTTGTTGGCAAATTCGGAGCCGGAAAAACTTCTCTTATGGTCGCCGAAGCTTATGAACTCTGTCGCAAATATCCGCAGTTGCATATTTTGACAAATATTAATATCAAAAACTTCCCCGACTATACTGAAATACTCCCCTTGAACACTGCACAAGATATCCTCAACGCTCCTAAAAACACGCTTGTACTTATTGATGAAATAGGTACTATATTCAATAGCCGTGACTTCTCGGGCGGTAAATGTGCCGTTCCTAAACCTCTGTTTCAGCACCTTTGCCAATGCCGTAAACGGCGTATGATGATATATGCAACAGTGCAACGTTTCAACTTGCTTGATAAACAAATAAGGGACATCACCGCAGACGTGACCGCTTGCCATACGCATTTCAAGCACCCATTCTGCCGTATACAGACAGGTTATACATATGACATTGAGGAATACGAACTTTATTCGGAAAATAAGGCTTATACACCTGCACAGATGTATAATAGAACGTATCTACAGACAAATAAACGCCGTCAGCTCTACGATACATCACAGCTTGTCACGAATATGTTACAAAAAGAGTATTTGTCTGATGAAGAGATACTCGCCAATCGTGAGGGCATAGAGCCTAACACACAGCCACTTGACCGAAAGCAAAAGAAATCTATTCGCAAGCGTAAAAATGCTTGGTAATGAAACAACTCGCAGTGGTTGCCGTGAGGCTCACTGCGAGTTGTTGTCTTTGTTGTAATTATTGCCCTGACTAAATCTATTAATCAGTATCATATTAGTGTCTAACAAGTTCTTGTTCATCATTTCAAGTCGCTTGTTGGTTTCCTGCAATTCTTTATAGGTCTTTTCCGTGTTTCCTGCTGTGCAGATAATCGCAACAAACAATATTATGTTGATTATGATAGCAACTATTGCTATCACAACAGCCGTTGCAACTGCTGTTTCACTCATTTCAATTAAACCCATGTTCTCACCCCTCGTCTGTATGTGTCTTTATTACAATGTGGCTGTCCTCTGCGGATTTTATCTCATCAGTGATAACCTTTTTGAGATATCCTGCTTTTGATAAACCAAGCTCTTTTGCTCGGTCATTTATCATCTGATTAAACCCCTTTGGAGCATAAAACTGTATTTTTTCGAGATTTTCTGCGTTCCATTTTGCATTTGCTTTCTTCTTGGCTTCTGATACCGCCATTACCTCACCACCTTTTCTACATTATACTATATCTATTGTAATTTGTCAACCACAATATACACTATATCCAGTTAATAATTATTTAATAAATACTTTACACTATATCCATTGCACATGGACTAGATATAGTGTATACTTAATACAGACAAAGGGAAAGCGGTTATCCCACAAACCGCAGAAGAAAGGGTGTTTAAAATGACTATTTCAAATTACTATGTTCGTGAGTATCTTCGCCTTTATCGTGAATATCGTAAAGTAATTAATATATTTGATGCTTTTCTTTTGTATGGGAAAATAGAATACACCCTCGGTGAGTTGCGGAGAGATCTTTCTCTTGACTATCAATTTCACTGTGCCCTTCATGATAGGCTCTTTAATCTTTCTTGCCGTACTTGTGAAAAGTTCGGTCGTACTTGTGAAAAGTTCGGTAAACTTAAATCTCAGAATAATTTCTGATTTTTTTCTAAACTGAAAGGAGATTTTTATGAAAAATAAATTTTACACTGAGCAAAAGCACAGAGAAACTATGAATTCTGTTGATATGCTCGAAGGTCTTATTAATCGTATGTGCGTTACTAATGATGTCGATGAATTACGTCATCTTCTGACTTCTTCAATGTGTAGTTTGTCTGAATTATATGTTGTTGAGCGTGAAAAACTCAAAGAACGTATTTCTCAGAATGATTTCTGATTTTTCTATCTGTAAAATCTATCATGCGAACGGCTGGGGGTGAATTGCGAATTGTTGGAATTGTTGGAATGTTGGAAACAACAGCTTACAGGTTTTCAACATTTCAATGATTTCAATGATTCACAAGAGGGGAACGCCGTTCAAGATTTCCCCTTTTCACTTCCCTCTCGGCGTTCTGCTATACTCTTATGAAGTCGGGGTTAGTATTACCCCCGACTTCTGCACATTGCACAAAGTTTATAAATCTGCGTATCTACGTTATTAATCTTGTGCGAAAATATTTGCACAACTTCTGCACAAAAGGTGGTGATGTTAATATGGCTGATTTCAGTTGCCATTCTGCGTTCTGCGTTATAAACAACCCTCGCTACGATATTACATACAAGCACAATGAAGAGGGTGAAATAATCAAAGACGAGAACGGCAAGGCGGTTATATTAAAGCAAGAGCCTACGGAGTATCATTCATTGACAGAACAACAGATATGTGATGATGTTCTTAATAAGTGGGTCGGTGATGATGATAAGCGAACAGGAGCGGTTTTATTCTGCGTTTCTGCCCTCGGTCTTGAACACTTGCATTGTGTGTTTGAGAGTGAAAAGACGTTCCGTCCGCTGTCTGCCTTGAAAAAGCTTTTCCCTAAAGTTCATATTGAGATAACCAAAGGGAACAAAAAGCAAGTCGAGGACTATATAAACAAGGTCGGCAAGTTTGAGGAAAAGGGCGAAAAGATAATCGCAAAATCGCAGGTCGGTGAGATAAAAGGCTGTCAAGGCAAGCGAAACGATTTGATTTCAATGTCTGATATCCGTGACTTGATTTACAGCGGACAAACTCCAAACGATATATATAGACAATATCCACAGGCTATCAAGTCCAAAACGGCAACAGAGGAACTATTTTATTTGTACCGCAAGGACAACACGCCGCCCGAACGTGATGTGAAAGTACATTGGCTGTTTGGCGGTACTGGGTGCGGAAAATCATACACATACATTGAACTTTGTGAAAAGCATGGTGATGTAAATATCTATCGTGTGACCGACTATGACCACCCTTTTGACGGCTACCAAGGCGAACCGATACTCATTCTTGATGAGTTCCGTGGGCGTATCTCATACAGCTACTTGCTCACTCTGCTTGACAAGTACCGCTCGCAAGTGTCGGCACGTTATAGCAATAAAATGACGTTATGGACGGAAGTATATATAACTTCGCCGTTCCTGCCTACAGAACTTTATCAAAAGGCGGCTGAACGTAATGACGGCATAGACAAGCTTGAACAGCTTACAAGGCGTATTGATGATATAGTTTATTGTTTCAAATATACCGCCGAGAACAATAGCGGAACATTTTATTGCAAATACAACGTTGATTTTGATTTACATTGTGATAGTCACGCTATCCGTGAGCAGTGTTCACACGTTCGTCACGAGGTTTCACAAATGGGCTTGTTCACACTTATGGACGGCTTAACGTCAAAATTTGTTGAAAATAAATCGCAAAGTTAGTGTCACGAGGAAAATTTTTAAACTCTGAAAGGAGCAAAGCGACTGTAAGAGGTTAAAAATTTAGGCAATGGAACTTGTGAACGCAGTGAACAAGGTCGCTTGCCGTTCCGCCACAGCGCTAGCCGTGGCATAAGTGACACGATAAAGAAAAACCAACGTAAAAGCCAACTCAAAAGCCGAAAAAGCAAAACAAGCCAAACAAAATAAAGTAAAAATATTTAACGTAAGAAAACGGTAATTTTACAATGACGTAAAAATATGGTATAAATAAATCAGGAGGTACACCATGAAGCAAAAAGAAATTTGCAAGGAAGAAATCAACCTTTTCTATTTGTGGCTCTGTGGCACGATAGGCAAGGAGAAAGGAGAGGATAAAAGGCTTGTGTTTCTGTGCTGTCCTGCTGAGCGTGACACGCTCCTTAGGCTGTTTCTTGCAGAGTACAAAGCAGAACACCGCTACAACGCATTTAAGAGGGCTTTTCAGCCGTCCACACGCATTATAACAGTAAAAAGAGTGTAGCCATTATAAGCCCATGTATTGGCGTACATGGAATGACTACACCCGATATTACAACCCCTCGAAAGGAAGTAATCACTATGAATTTTAAAGAATTTTATTACAAGGACTTTCGCCCCTCATATCTTGAGGGCGTTGTCCGTTATCCTGAGCAAACCGACTATGTGATTGAGCAGAATTGCAAGCCGATAAACGGCAAGGACCTTTCCGAAATCGGTCTTTCTGACCTCAATAACATTATCAAGATATGTGATGATACATATTGCATTGACAGAGTGAAAAAGCTCCGCAGTGTTCTTAAGCGTATCATGCGTTACGCTTACGCTTGCCGTTATACGCCTATTGACCTATCTGCATTCGAGTTAAGGCGGTGCAGAAAACGCCCTGAAACAGTGCAACAGCTATCATTTACGGCAGAGCAAGCCGCTTTTCTGACTTCGGGTGATAGCACTATAATGAAGATGTTCCGTTTTGAGTGCTTGACAGGTCTACGCCGTGAAGAAATACTCGCCTTGCGTTGGGAGAACGTTGACCTACCTCACCGCCGTATCTTTGTTTGTCAAACTGTTGTTGTTTTAAAAGGCTGTGCAAGGCTCGTTGACGATACCAAAAACCACAAGTTTCGCTATGTGGAGTTGAACGAAAGTGCTTACAAACTGTTGCTTTCCGTTCCGCAGACCTGTGATTTTGTATTCGGCAATCCACGTTCAAAGAACTTTCTCAGCCCTCGCCGTTATCACGAGGAGTATAATACAATGTTCATTCGCAAGAATGAGGAATGGAAAAAGACCCACGCAGAGGGCTTGCCACACCTCACACCGCACAAATTCCGTCACACGTTCGCAAGTCTGCTGACCGCTAACGGAGCGGATGTTAAGACAGTTGCCGACTTGCTCGGTCACACAAAGCTTGACACCACAAACATTTATTTGCACTCTTATGATGATTTACGCCGTCAGGCGGTCGATAAGATACAATTAGATAATTAATTTAACAGCCGCTCTTCGGGCTTTTGGTCGGAGTGACCGGATTTGAACCGACGACCTCTACCACCCCAAGGTAGCGCGCTACCAATCTGCGCCACACCCCGATATCGTATATATTATACCCGATTTGGATACAATAGTCAAGAGTTTTCAATCAAAATAAAAAAATTGCAAAAAAGGTATTGACATTCACATTCATTTGTGATATAATAAATAAGCACTCAAGAGAGAGCACAAAAAATATCGCGGGATGGAGCAGTTCGGTAGCTCGTCGGGCTCATAACCCGAAGGTCGTTGGTTCAAATCCAGCTCCCGCAACCAACAAAGAGAAGTCTTGAAAAAAGGCTTCTCTTTATTTTATTTACACGAATAATAATCAGAAATTATTCTGAGAATTAAGTATGCCGAACTTTTCACAAGTACGGCAAGAAAGCTCAAAGAGCCTATCATGAAGGGCACAGTGAAATTGATAATCAAGAGAAAGATCTCTCCGCAACTCACCGAGGGTGTATTCTATTTTCCCATACAAAAGAAAAGCATCAAATATATTAATTACTTCACGATATTCACGATAAAGGTGAAGATACTCACGAACATAGTAGTTTGAAATAGTCATTTTTAGCAATCCTTTCATATTTGATTAATGGGGTGAGGCTGAAACAGTCAACCCCTAGAACTGTTAATAATCACGAACAAGATAAAAGTTACAAAGATTATATACAATAGAGCTGTTAAGCTCACGAGAAACAGAAATATGAAACATATGTGACACATTATAAGAATACCATTCATTTTCAGCAAATGAACGAGCCTGCTTTGCATTGTGAGCGTAGCAGTAGTAAAAATAATGATGTTCACCGAATTTTTTTATGTCAAAATCAACACGATATAAAATAAGTTTTTTCATTTTAAACACCCTTTCTGCGGTTTATGGGTTATCCGCTTTCCCTTTGTCTGTATACATTATACCATATTGCTAGCAATATATCAATAGGCATTTTGCATGAAATTTGCTAGCATTATATGTTGAAATTGTATATTGATAGCATTATAATTATATGATATAATAGAGCAAAGAGGTGATAACATGGTAAGCGAAGCACAAAAGAAAGCCACAAGCAAATATATTTCAAAAGCATATGACCAAGTATCTTTACGAATGCCAAAGGGCAAACGAGAAGAATACAAAGCCCATGCAGAACGGCAAGGCAAGAGCCTGAACGCCCTTATAATTGAACTACTCGAAAAAGATATGCAGGAGCATTAAGCCCCTGCATTTTTTTATTAATCATTTTCCTGCTGTTTTGCATAATCTCTCATAAATTGAGGGGCGGAACAATTTTCACAAACAGTTGAATCCGTAAAATGATAAACACATTCATCACAATAACCATAACAGCCGCACTCAAAAAAACCGCATTTCTTATTATCACACTTACCGAAATCAGTATTTTCCTTACACCAAAAATTAAACTCTTTCATTTTCAACATTCCTTTCAAAATTCTCAATAATCATTTCAAGAACATAGCTCACATAAAGCAGAAACACCCCTGAATAAGCCGTAAGTGCTACACTCATAAGTTATCACCCTTATAAGGTGAAAGCTTATAGCCTATCGTTTTCGACATCTGAGCTTTATTCTCAACCGATACATGAGTATATGTATCAGCAGTAAGCTTGTATGTACTGTGACCGAGCCACTCCGAAACCTCTTTCATACTGAAACCGCTGTTAAGCATAAGCGTTGCATTGCTGTGTCTAAGGTCATGTATGCGAATTTTAGGCAAATCGTTCTTGCGGAGCAAGTCTTGAAAGGCGTGCAGTACATAATCATAGTGAAGCGGTACACCCTCAGCGTTCACGCACACATAATTCCTTGCCTTGCACAGTGGAGCTTGTCTGCTATAAAGCTTATGCAAGTAGTCAAGTTGTTCATCACTAAGAGGAAACTCACGGCGTGATTTTACTGTTTTCATTCTCTTGTTTTGACTTTCGACCCAGTGTCCGGACTTATAGTCTTTTATCCTAGTTCTTGTTTCACGGATATAAAGACAACGCCCGAGGAAGTCAACATTCTCCCACCGCAAACCGAGTATCTCAGACTTGCGAAGTCCAAACCACACAGCGAGATACACAAAGCTTTCTATCTGAGTACCATAAGCCGCACGCAGGAGCTTCAAGAGCTGTTCTTCTGTATAGTATGACATTTCATTTTCAACCTTTCTAGGAAGCGAAAAAGCCGTGTAAGGGTTTTTGCTTATAAAATCGTTCTTATATGCGTAATTCAGACACGCACGCATGACTTCATGATGTTTACGGAGCGTATTCACAGAAAGCCTTGTATCATGCAGTATGTGCCTTTGATAGCCCTCTATGTGCATAGGCTTAACGTCAATAAGCTTAAGTCCTTTGCTCTTGAAATAGGGGTAAAGGTATTTTGTTATGATACCTACATAGCCGTCATAGGTTGACGGAGATTTTCTGTAACACGTTTCATTATTCCATACTATGATAAAGTCACAGAACAATATTTTATCCGTGTCAATGTTTTCAATGCTCATTATCATTTTGCCAAGGTCCTTTCCTGATGATAGTTGTTATAGATTTTTAACTTTGTCACGTTATCAAGCTGATGAAAGACGGATCTTGAAAGTCTGTGCTTGCGGAGATATTCAAGGAAACTTTTTGATTCAGTTGCAGGCGAAGTATTACGTAAAGTCCTAACAATATCAGAATTGCAATCGTTATTATAAAAGCTTTCAAGTATTTGTTGCTGAACGTTTTCAGACAATGACAAATAATGATTATAACTAATCCTGCAAGTAACAGATAGAAAACGTTGAAAAGCAATAAGCATTTCATCATTCATTTAGTTCACTCCTTTCAAAATAATCATCATATTCCTTGCGGTACTCGTCAGAGTAAATATAATCAAGGAAATCTGCAATATTATCAAACCTAGCTGAAACTTCTTCAAAGTTCGGAATAATATTTACATTTGTATTGTATTTATACTGATTAGAGGTATAAGGTTTTGTGATAGCCGACTTTGAAACGCTATCAAAATCGGTATTACTGTATATGATCTGAGGGTCACGATTACAATTTCGACTACTCCAATAATACTTACCGAATATCTTATTATTGCCCTTTGTTATATATTTTGTGATATAGAACGCAAGAGCCGCAGAATTATTCTCCACAGGAATAGCCGTGGAAAAGCCGTATTTCCATTCAGGGATATTATACACAACGTTTCTAACGTGCAAGTTTTTTTCCTCAATAGTCTTTAATGTAACAGGCTTGTTATATCCAGTTACAAGCCTTGTGCCTGAATCGACCATATCAAAGCAATCATTAATAAGAGCGTGGCAATGTATACCGCCATTCTTATGCCTTTCAGGAATGAGCAAGTATTTCATATCTTTCCGCTTGACCTGATTTTCAAGCCACCGCCTAAGTTTTTTCTTAACAAAATCAGCATTAGAAAAATCGTATTCACTACCATTGAAAGTGATAGTGAGAAAATACGCCCACTCATTTGAAAAGGCTATATCAAAGACCTTGTCTTTTGCACGCTTTAATATATCTGTCCGTTCCCCTCTTTCCTCTTTTGAAACCTTTGCAGGCTTTTTGATTATCTCAAACATATCTGTTTGAACATCTTCATCATGCTGAGATTTCTCAAATTTCTCCCATTTTCGTTTAAGCTGTAATATTTCTTGATTTTGCTGATATTCTTCAAGGTTTTTGTCAACGAATATGTAATTGTTGCAATAAGTTGTTGTCGAAGAGCCGTCAGCGTAGATTTTTGTTTTAGTATTTTTTAAAACGACCTCAGGGGGTAAATCATAAAAATTTGCCATTTTCCCACCGCCATTTTAGTTTTTGACGGAAATTTGCGGTTATTATCAAGTATATAACCGCAAATTTCTAAGCTTGCAAGCTGTTCGCCACGGCGCACGCAGGAGCGTGCGCACGTGGCTGAATCAATCTTGCATAGCTTTTAAAATTCTGCTTGCTATTTTCTCTTGCTCACTAGTCCGACCGATTTTCAGCCCCTTAACAATTTCTTCTGTGTCATAAAGCGACCTTAATTCATCAGTAGCACAGAATGTTTCTTTCCATTCTTTCGGACGTTTCCTCGTTCCTGCACTGCCCTGCTCTCCGTTAATAAGATAGTTTTCTTTTGTATAGCACTTATTGACGATAAGACGTGAATTAAAATACGCCTTACAATCTATGATATAATTGACCTGCTCACGAATTATTTTTGTACACCTTTTCCACTCCTGAGCCGCCCCCCATATACACTTGTGTAAATGCCGTTGCAGTGATATATATTCGAGAAGCTCGTCCGGAGCATCTTTCCATGATTGAGAATTAAGAGTCAGGTGCATTTCATCGAACAGAAACAACACGCCTTGATTAACACCGTTTTCGTCAATATTCTCAACGTTCAAGATATCTTCCCAACAATCAAAAAATCTGTCAGCCACTTCCGTATGAAAGTTAGCACAGATAAGCACTTTCGGAAATCTACTCTTGACCTCTTGTGCACGTTTCACCATGCTTATAGTTTTACCTCGACCGCCTAAGCCGTTATAGAGATATAGCCCATACATATTGAACGGAACTTCTTCACCTTTAAGCCGTTTTCTAATAGTCTTGAAAGTGTCCTTTACCGATAGAGGGAACGCATGAAGCACAGGAGTTCCAAACAACATAAGAAGCACGATAACGCCCACCACAACGCTTCCCAAGGCGAGAGGTATAAGCATAGCTTTCCAATTGATATTAGCAAATGCCGACCACATTATAAAAGCCCCCTTACAAAGTTCACAAGTGCAGATACAAGCAAAAGTCCGAGAACATAGAAAATGCTCTCAAACATCAATTCAAGATTTAAGAATTGGTCAAGCTGATACAGAAAAGAAATCATATCCCTAAGAGCTGAATAAGCTTCATCACTTATTGAGAATGACTTAAAGAACGGCAGACTAAAGAACAGCTCTACTATTTTCGCAGTTATCATTATTCTCCCTCACTTTCACTTGATTCATGAAGCTGTATTCCGAAGCAACGGAACAAAGCCTTAATTGTCGCATAGATACAGATAGCGTACATTGCTATAGTTGAAGCATTGAACAGCGCACTCTTAAGCTCGTTCGGAGCGGAGTTCATATTAAAATCAAAGTCCTTTCCGAAAAGTGTAAACGTAACTGAATTTGATGATGATTGCTTACCCTGCTGAAAAGCTTTTCTCAACTTGGCATAAGCAGGAAATTTGCTTTCTATAGCCACATTCAAATCTTTTGAGTTAGGTACAAAAAGATAGGTCACGAGCTTCTTCAAGTCGACCACGAGATTATACAGTGCAATGCCGATATTTTTAACAATAGTCCACAAACACTTGCCGAGCCATTCAAAAATGCCTAAGAAGTTGAAGAATACAAATTTCAGAGCCGCCCACAGCCAACGGAAGAAGCCTGTGAAAGCGTTCCACAGAAATTCAACAACCGCCTTTAAAAAGTCCGATATGCCGTCCAAGTCTTGAAACATATCAAAGTTAACGTAATCTCTTATATCAGGAAAATCAGTATCTATATAATCAGACAAAGACGGAAAGTTTTCATAATCTTTCTTTTCATCAAACGGCTCTTTCTTGTGACTATCTACAGTATCAACAAGACTATATTCATAACTTGCGGCGCAAAATCTATCCTTATATAACGCTTCATCACCCTTGCCCTTAGCCGCTATCAAGAAGAAATAAAGCTTGCCCGTATTTTCAATATCTTTGTTACTGTTATACCGCATAATGCCGTCACGCATAACATTAAGAGGGATCGAGCCATGCAAAGGGTTTTCTTTCGTGAAATCTCCCGAAGTGTCCATAGGGAGATAGTACCAACCGTCAGAGTTAGGATAATCCCATTCTGATTGATTAGACACGGCAATGTTTACGTTGTATACATCATTATCATTTTTCGGTTCAAAATTAAACAAAAAGTTTTTGCTATCATCATCATAAGTAATAGAAGCTTTATATGGTTTATTGCTTGAATACTCTAATTTCTCGCCGTCATTTGTAATAGTAATATTAGTGTCAATAATATGCCAAGCACTAGCAGAACTATTTTCATTTAGATAAATTTCTTGTGTAGAATCAAAGAATGTAGGAGATTGTGACGATGAAGTAGAAATAGTATACCTATCATCATCCCACGAAGTATTATACCATTTTGAATAATCACAATATATTTCAGGAGAAAACCGAGATATATTAAATTTGCCATTAGTTGCGCTAATATGATCCGTAGGGAACGAAATTAGCATAATATAAATACCATACTCGTTCGGTGCATACCAATACGCTATATAATTTTTATCATCTAATGTACCACCTTGTGCTTTTACCCTATCCACCATAGTAGATACAACTTTAAGAATAGCAACATTTTGAGTTAATCCACCCTCGCTTACATCATCAAGAGCAAACGCAGGCACAACGCAAGCCGAACACATCACGATAAGGGCAAGCACTAATGACAGCGTTGCTTTAAGTTTTCTATTTATCATAATTCCCCCTTAAAAATTGGCATAATAAAAGGGCAGTTCACTGAATGAACTGCCCTCGTTGCTGTCAGGCTTACGCCTTTACGTACTTTTTGAACATTCTGATAGCAATGCCGATTACAGTTGTCAGAGTTATCACAGGGATAAGAGCGACGATAGAATCGGAAATGCCCTGAATAGCAGAGTTAGCGAACTGTGTCATAACTTCACCGACATTTACGAGAGTATTGCCACCTTCTGCAGTTGTAGAAACAGGATTCATTAACACATTCTCCTTTCTTAATTAATTAAGCTATATATCCACTTGCCAAACTTGATGACAAGATAAATACCGATAGATATTGTTATCAAAAAGCATATAGTGCCTAAATATGAAATTGTAATATTTTGATTATTGATTATAGTGTGCTGATTTTCGATAACAGCCGACATAGTATATTCACCAGTCTGCTCAGAGGTAGAAACAGACGATACATCAATTTGTGAAGAAGTGACATCATTCAACGCCCACAACCTCAATTCCCTGAGCCTGTCGCTCCAGTTCTTTAACACGGAACTGCAGTTTAGAAATTTCTTTATTTTTCTTATCAATTGCCTTAAAGCAACGAGTAAGGCAATAAAACAGGGCAAGCGCCACCACCAAGCAAAAATAAAGTGCGTATACTGTCATGTTCAAGCCCCCTTAGATAATGACCGCTTCAAGCTTCTTCTTATCGTTGTAGAAATACTGGATTTCCGTTCCGACAAGTTCTCCGATATCTTTCATAGACACATCTTTGCCGAACACGTTTCCTCTTTCGCTCCAAGCACACTTGCAATCATTGGCGATAGTGTAGCCCACGCCCTGAACGAAGTTTGAATCGTCCGCAAGTTTGTTTTCTATAGGCTTCTGCACCTGCAAAACCAAGTTGTCATAGTCGATTGATTTTCCGTTATCGTCCGTAAATGTGCCTTTCTTGTGGATTGCTCCTATAAGTATTCCTCTCATGTTTTTTCCTTTCTGCGGTTGAGGTTATCCGCTCACCTTTACTTTGCATTTAGGTCATATGTAACCTACAATTAGCATTATAGGTCATATATAGCCTATTGTCAAGACTTTTAAGGTCACTTGTGATATAATTTGTTTACTTAAACAAAATTAAGGCGATTAAATTATGATAAATTACCAAAAGTGTAACAACAAAGGAGTGACAAAAATTAGTACAAATTATTATCCAAGGTTGAAAGACCTCAGAGAGGACAAAGATTTAAGCCAAGAAGATGTGGCAAGAATACTAGGGACAGAGCAATCATATTATGCCAAGTATGAAAACGGCGTAAGACCAATCCCATTTGAAAGAGTAATAAAGCTTGCGCTTTTTTATGATGTGAGCATTGACTATATAGCAGGATTGACAAATGACAAGCGCGGCAGAGGATACAAGGAGCAAAGCAACGGAAAATACAACATAACACAGAAAAACAGCCCTAAAGCTGTTATCAAAATCAAGGAGGAAAAGTAAATGGAAGCGATATTAACAACCTTAACATTTTGGTTTATAGCCGGGCTAATCGTATTTATACTGATAATCATATCAATCATTGGAACATGGTTTGAAGCACGTGAAATGCGCAAGGAACTGGAGCAGGTCAACGCATACCTTGCAACGCTCAATGACAACTTGATTATAGGTTTTCAGAACAACGACCGCCAAAGCCGCAACTTCTGAGAGCCTGCCGCCCTCGTTTCTGCTTTCCTGAGCTGTCGCTCTTGCCGTCCTGCGGAGCTTGTGCGCTTTTCTGCACTGTGCTGTCGCCCCTGCCGTGCTGTGTCGCCCTCGTGGAGTTTGTGCGCTCCCCCTGCGCTGTGCTGTCGCCCCTGCCGTGCTGTTTCTCCCTTGTGGAGTTTGTGCGCTCCCCCTGTGCTGTGCTGTCGCCCCTGCCGTGCTGTTTCTCCCTTGTGGAGTTTGTGCGCTCCCCCTGCACTGTGCTGTCGCCCCTGCCGTGCTGTTTCTCCCTTGTGGAACTTGTGCGCTCCCTGCGCTGTGTTTGGTGCGAACTGCGTTCGCAATAAAGGGGGATTCTTGAGCGGCGTTCCCCTCTTTTTGGAGCATTGAAAGCATTGAAAACATTGAGAGTGTTGAAAAATCAT